AGTCCAATTAGTACCACTTAAACTTGATACGTCCAAAAGTTCATCACCTGTATAAGTCTTTACAGAGTGTACCCTTGCATCACTTGTTGCAGTAGGAGTAAGTAGTATAGTAGCTTTGTCTAATAAATCATAACTATCTATATCAGAAACAATAGCTCTTGAATCAGCAAGATTCTCACTATACGTTGACCTTCTTGCTAATTTTGATAATAAGCCACCTATTTCGTCAATAACTCCTTTTGCTACACTTAAAGCTATTCTTAATCCTAACATATTAATCTTCTGTATATACTACTTCCATAGTAGCGTTAAACCTTGCTGTTGTTGCTTCTGCTGCACCTGCTGATATAGTAACTATAATAATATCTCCTGCTGAGAATGTTTGAGTGCTACCCAATCCACCTGCCGAGAATACATCTGTTGTAGTATTACCACCACCAACTTCACTAGCTGTACTACCTAATTGAGTAAGGTCAATAGCTGCTGCACTTTCATCAACAGGAGTTCCTTTGTAAATCTTAAAGTTTACAGTTTTACCGCTTGTAGCTGCCACAACACCGCCAAAAGCATTGATGTATCCATCTCTAAGGCAATATAGTTGTGCTTGTGCAACAGCATCTTGTGCATCAGCAGTAGCATCAGTTACTATTGTATCCCAAACGTGAGTAGAGTTACCTGAATATGTAGGTGCATACTCGTCAGTTGTGCTTTGACTAAAGAAACCATTAACCCTAACGAAGTGAGTTCGTCTAAGGTTATCATCTGCCCAAGTCAAAGCATTGCTACCATTCTTTGTAAGAACAGTATTAGCAGATGCTGTGCTAAAGTCCTTTGGAACGTGAAGCTGTGAGTTATCTAAACTACTATGTTCGTTACTAGCCATATTATCTTGTATATCCTATGCAAATACCGCTTGTTAATGTAATCGCTGTTACTTTACCCAAGAACAATGTAGTTCCCGCAGGTAAAGTAGTTTGTAGAGCAGTTTCACCCGTACAACCATCAACAGCAATGCTTGATACTACACTTTCCACAGGGAAATGTATGCAGTAAAAACTTTTGCTTGTTTGAGCAGCAGTAGTAAATACCTCAACATCACCAACGGTGTGTCCTACCATTCTCATCAACGACTCATTATCATCTAAAAATCCTGTTGCCATTTTATCTTATTTTATTTGTTTCTATCGTATGCCCAATTTTTTAAAGCAATATAGTTCTTGGAGTAAGGGCATTCTTCACTCACATTCTTGCCTTGTGGTTGTTTTTTAGCTCTTGCAATATAAGCAATAGCCTTTCTTGCTTCAGTAGCATTTGCAGATGTCCAATCTGCTTTCTTCTTTGATAACAAAGTAAGGTTTCTATTTATAGCAGTTCTACCTATACTAGCTTTATTACTGCATTTGCTTTCAGACCATCTCTTTAGCTCTGAGTAGCTCATATTAACAGAAGCCTTGTACTCAGTATATGTTTCGTCAATCTCCTCTTGAGAGAAAGCGTTTTTAGTATCTAGGTCAGAGATTAATTCACCTACCATCTCGCTTATTAAATCCATAAGGTCAACTTGCTTTTCGTCAAACTCATCGTAAGCATCACCATCGTGTTCCTTACCGCACATCCAAGAGCCATCAGGCATTTGGTGTTCATATCCGTCAGGACATTCCTTATTCTCTCTAAATACGTTTTCTTCTTCCTTCATTAGTAGAATATTATTCCGTTCATCTTACTAGCTATATCCGTATCAGGCATAGAGCTATCTCCATCTTTACCATACAAAGGATAGTTATTTACTTGGTCTTGATGTGTAATGTAAGCAATCATATCGTCAAGTAAAACTTGTGCCTTTCTAAATGTATCACTTTTCATTTGATTAAATTGCTCTACATTTGCAGGAGTGCTAAAATCGGAAACGTTAACAACTAATCCTGCCGATGTTGTGTTGTACTGAATCTCATTCATAACCTCAAATCTAACAAACCAACATAATGCAGGTCTAAGGTAGTATTGTAAAAGCATTGAGTTGGCTGCTGTAAGAGTTCCTGTGCTATCGTTCTGTATCTTTAGCTCCTCATACATATCCAAACCAAGCTCAGGCTTAATGTGTGCAAGTTCAGCAATTTCAAGGATAGCATCGCTAATCAAAGCTGTATCTGTTGCTTGATTAGTAAACGCAGTAGATATAACCTCTGAAGGTGTTACAAACTTATCATATTGTCTTACATTAGCCATTCTCTTGTTGTCTTTGTACGGTTATTGTTTGTCTATCTGATATAAGTAATTCACCATCAGGAATGTTAGGCAAGTCTTTATTAAGCATTGCTCTTTGCTCATTGATAGTCAATACTTGTTTAGGGTCAATATCTGCAAGGAATGAGATAGGCGGTTCGTAAGCTACCGTAAGGTCACTTGTGTCAATACCCATCTCTGCATTGATAACCCTTTTAATCGGCTCTAGCAAGATGTTAGTAGTATCTCTAATAACAGTTGACATAGCTAAGTCATAAGCTATTCTAATCTCACTACCCGTATTGTTCATCTTACCCGATGATACGATACCACTCAAGGCAGGTTGCCATCTGTGAGCGGTAATTATGTTTTGGTCGGTTAACTTCTGTAAGTCTAAGAAGTCACCATCTTCCTTGTTGGATATAATCTGAACATCAGTTCCTCGACTATCCTCTCCATTCTTTACAAGGAATAATATCTTTGAGTTGTTACCACTACCTGTTAGCGTTTCTTTAGCAGTTTCAACAAACTTTTCGGCTTCTGATTCGCCAAAATCGCCATTAACGGTAACAATAGCGGAAGGACTAAATCCATTCTTAAATGATGTATGGTTAAATTTACCAATCTCATAGTCTATTGCTATGTGTTCCAATGCAGCTACATAGTCAGGTAAACCATAAAAGTTAAATGTACTTTCGTAATCCTTGTAATGTATAATAAAACTGCTGTTAGAAATCTGTGGGTAAACAGGTATTCTTTGAGTTTTCTCTTTGTTCTTTCTGTAATTAGACCAATCAGAGTTGAAGTAAACGTACTTCTTATTTTTAGAAACCCTAGCTGTTGAAGCATCTTTATGATAGAAGTTTACACCGCCATCATATACAACACCTTCTAAGAAAGCATTACCATAAGTATAATAGTCGTCAGCTAGTTTTTTAAAGCAGTCCTTTAAACTTTCTCCATTAGCGTTTACATCTTCAATAAAACCACTTAGAGCTTCATTGTCAGTAATAAAACCACCACCCGTAGTGAATGTAGTTTTCTGTGCTAATACAGACCTGTGTGTAGAAGATTGTCTTTTTAGTTCAGCTAAGTATTGAGGAAATAAGTTATCCTTACCAAAAGGAATAAAGTCCTCTCTTAGTCTGTCTAAATCCTTAACCTCAGTATCTACCGTAGGAGTAGATAGATTTACAAAAGCATACTTAGTATTAAAACTACTCTTTGTCGGAGTTGTCTTTACTTGATTCTTCTTTTGCTTTTGATTTGGTTTTCTTCGGTTTTGCATCTTCTTTGCTTACAATGTTAGTAAATCCCAAGTAATAAACCTTCTTTAGTTCATCTTGAGTTGCATTTGCCCACATAACTTTAAATCCGTTAAAAACGGTAAGACCTTCTTTTAATGTTGATTTATACATATTGCAAGTATAATAAAAAAAGAAGGAAAGGGCAAATTGCCCAATCCATTACTTTTTAGTTAATTATTATGATAAGGTAACTGTTCCTGATGATTGATTAACAGTAACTGTACTTGTTACAATTCTTGGAAGCTCACCTGAACTACAAGAAATTGTTACAGTAACACCGTTTTCTTCACCAAGTGCTGCACCTGTTCCACCTTCGATAGAAGTCAATGTAGCATACATTTGTGAAGCAAAAGCATTATCTCCTGTTTCGTGTCCGTAAGCCTCACTAATACCTACACAGTATTTGTTGTCATTATGGTCAACTACTACTGCTGCAAGTCTTTTACCTAGCAAATCTTGTAGGTTGCTAAAATGCTCAGTTGAGCAGTTAGGAACATAAAAAGATATAGTATGCTCAAACATAACAACACCATTTTCTTTAGAGCCACTTGTAGATAAAGAACCTGTACCTTGTTTAAGGTCAAAGTTAGCTAAATCCTCAGATTGTGCTAAAGCAACACCGTGAACATCAGTAGTATTACTAAATGTAGGAGTTAACTTATCCAACTCACAAAGTGCAATGTGTCTTAGACCACCTCTTTTTTCAATATCAGAGTTGACTACAACTAAATTTTCTATTGCCATTTTATTATTTTTTTAATAGTTAAAAATTAAGGGGGAGTATTTCATCCCCCATTAATTAAATTAATTACGATATTGCATTAGGAGTATAATATACAGCTAGTTTAGGGTCTTTCAACGCTACACCAACCATATAAGCAACTCTAAAACGATACGCTTTGTGATCCATAGAATACCATTGCTCAACAGAGTTCTCATCGAAGTCAGTACCTACAACAAAAGCATCTTTTGTAGTTAGTAAAGCTCTGTGAGTTTCAGCAGCAGCAGTACAACCGTTGATTTCTGCAACATCAGCAGCGATTGCTACATCCCAATCTCTACGTACAATGATAGGAATACCTCTGTAAGTTAAGTTAGGAACACCGTTAACCATAGCACCGTAACCCGCAGCAGCAAAGCTAGAAGATTCTAAAGTTGAAGCCATATAGTCATCAGCGATATCACCTGATACAAAGAATACGTGATTTCCTGCTTCTAATAATTCAGGAGCAGCAGAATCATAAAGACCTTGCATAATTTTAAGACCATTACCCGCTACTAAAGCAGCATCGTCAGCCTGTGTAGTTAAACCACTATATTCTCTTGTTAATGCAGTTGCACCTGCTTCTTTAGCTACTTGGAAGATACCATCATAGATACCGTAGTCAGCATCAGCTTCAGCAACATCTGACAACCATAGTTGACGATTAAAGTCAGCTTTTACGCCTTGTCCAATTAAGTCAAGAAGAATATTCTTAACAACAGAGCCTTCAACATTATCAAACTCGTGTCCGTCACGCATCAATTGACCTTTCATCTTATTGAAAAGCTCGTTTGCTCTAAACT